CATCGGCGTTCATGTTGTTTTTGTTGGAAAGTTCGCCCACGTTGGGGTGCCGTGCCTCTTTCGCGGCAAGTGCGGACAGGCCCTGATCGACGGTGCAATCGACGACGGTATCGGCCTTGCCGAGCTTGCAGGTTTTCAAGAGGAAGATTTTCATAAACCGTCGCCGCCTGTTTCCAAGCGGCGACGGCGAAAGGAGGTGAAGATCGATTAGGCCAGCACGGTGTAGAGTGCCGGGGTGATCGGATCGTTGGCGGTCGCGTTCAGGCCAGCCGCAGCGATGTAGGTGATGACGTAGTTCTGGGCGTTAGCCTGAACAAGGTTCAAGCGAACGTAGCGACGGCGGCCGGTACGCTTGGTGGCAAACACCACGCTCGTACCGTTCTGTGCCGTGTTGCCGGTGGCAACCACTGAAGCACCGGAAACGTCAACCCACGCGGAGTTGTCGTCCGACTCCTGAAGCTTGATCGTGACGGCAGACGCGGCGGCCGCGTGAGTACCGCACTGGATATGGAACACCGCACCATCGCAACCGGCGACGTTCATATCGACGGCAGCGGTGTTGGCCGAGGCAGTGGCACCGCTGTTGAGCGTGGTTGCCGCGAGGCCGAGAGTGAACTGGGGAATCTGAATAGCCATGTGTGAATCTCCTGAGACTGATTAGCTGGAGTAACCGCAGACGATGGGACCGGCAACCGTGGCAGAACCCACGCCATGCTCGCACTGGACACCGTGCCAGAACAGGCCACGGATGAACGTTGCGGCAGTGGTGAAACCGGCGGACGGGTCGGCCTCGACCAACATGCCCGAGCCACGGCCAAGGTCAAGGCCGAGCGAGAAGTTGCCGAGGTACACGTCGATGGTCGCGGCGGTAACGTCGCTGTTGGTGTTCATCAGCGGAGTAGTGACAACCGGATGACCGAGGAAGCGGGCCTGATTGAAGTTGGCGATCTCTTCAGCAGTCACACCGCCAACCGCACGGGCCAGAGGCATCATCGTGCCTTCGTAGAACTCCTGCGTAGTCAGCCACACCGGACCCGCACCGCGACGGTAAGCGTAACGCGGGAGACGTGCCTTGATATTCTGGAACGTGGTCAGCGAGTACGCGGCCCAGTTGGTGCCAGCGGAGACAGCACCGCGAGCGGTACCGAAACCAATCGCACCGAACTGCGTAGCGAGGCCAACCATGCCGCCATAGGCCGAGGTGCCGGTGCCGTTGAGAGCAGCATCGTCTTCCGCCGCAGCGAAGTCCTGAGCGAAGTCGCGGGCCACCTCGTCAGCAATCGACAGACGGGAGAACCGGCTAGCCGAGAGCGAAACGCGGGTCAGCGACATGGCCATACGCAGGCGGGTCGTGTACGAACGCCAATCCGAGTCAGCCGCAGAGCTTGGCTGGGTGTTCTCGTTCGGGTACGTCACGGAGCGACGCTCGGTCAGGTTCCGCCAACGGTTGATCTCCTGATCGTTCGGCTGGCTCACGACGTTAGCAATCGGGGCAACGTCGCCGAACTCGTTGAACAAGCGGATCACATCGGCATTCACGCCCGGCAGGGTCATGATGTCGAGTGAACCAACGCCGGTCGAATAGTCCTTGTGGACGTTCGGGGCGAAACGCTTCAGCGTATCGAGCGAACGCTTGACCACTTCGCGGCCGTGTTCGGTGTTACCAATGCCCTTGGTCACGTCCTTGCCGAGCATCACGCCCGCGAGGAACAGGTCCGCGTGCTTGGCATCCTTGAACACCTTGTTAGCGTTCGCGTTGTACTCAGCATACTCGACCGACTCGCCGCCGGTGACGACGGGATCGGCCTTGCCGGACTTGACGAAAGCGTCATCGATGCGAGAGCGAACGATGTTCTCGACTTCATCGAGCGAAACGCCCTTCGCGGACTTGTTGGTCTTGGCCGAGTCCTCGACAGCCATATCGCCGTCGTCAACCTGTGCAACCACGACGGTCTTCGCGTCGGGCTGCTGAACAAGGAGGGCCTTGGCCATGAGCTTATCGCCCTTGACCAGAACCTCGCCTTCGGACTCGCTCAGGAACTTGGTGACATCCTCAAACTTTTCGGGGCCAGCGTAGCCAAGGGCCTTAGCAACCTTGACGGCACCGGCAAACGTGATCTTCTGTGCCATGTGTAAAACTCCGGGTGAAAGGGGTGAATCCCGATCAACTGGGGTCTTCGCACGGCTCCAGATAGGTCAGCGGTTACGCTAGACGCTCTGAATAACGGTCGATACCGCGTCGTCTTGGAAACCTCGCCCCGCCAATCAAGGCAGGGCAGAGGCGAAAGGAGAGAGGAGCAGCGGGATAATCATAGCACAACGATCTCGATACCGTCAACCTCGATGACCTTGGGCACTTTAGCACGGACGATATCCGCGTCGCCAAGTGTCGGGAAGTACTTGCGAACTGGCGTATCGGGCAGGCCAAGGGCTACCGCATTGTCCCGGCGGATCATCGACTTGCTAACAAGCTCCATCATTGCGTTGGCGTTCGCTGGCATTGCCGTGAAGCTGTACTCGATCAGCTTGCCTTTGCGAATGTTGCACTTGTGGGGACCGTACTTGGCGATCTCATCTTCGGTGGGCGGTCCATAATCGGTTGCACGGGCACCGATGCTGAAGTGCCGCACCGCTTCATGCTCGATAGCCACCATCAGATCGTCGCCTAGCGATGTGGGCAGAATGTACGTTTGAGCGTACAGGTTCTCCCCGCGAACCGCCATCGACCGGCAAACACCCACGCCAAGCGGGTATTTGTTGTAATCGTGATCGATGTACACGGTCTTGATATTGGTCGGGAAGTATTCCGTGGACAGGTTATTGCACTGGACAACTTCCTGATCCTCATCGACGTTCGGCGTGCTAATGATGCCCTTCACAAGCCGCTGATCGTGATCGACGTACGGGGTTGCGATGGTTGCTGACTTGACTAGCACAAGCCCGTCGCCAACCGCCTCGCGGTGAACGGGATTCTTGGCGATGCGGTCGATACGCTCTTGCAGGTTCATAGGTCTTCCTCCCAGAGGGGGGCTATATCACACCGGCAGTTAGGATGCCCCGGCGGATTGGGGATATCACGCTTGATCCGCACGCCGCCGACCACTTGGCCAGCACGGGCGAACGGCTCACCTAGGCGAACTTTCTTTCCATTGAGTGCAACGCAAATCGGGCACGGGTTTCCGCTCATCAGCCACTCTTTGCCGACCACCTGCCCCGATTGGCTCCAGGCATTCTCCCGGCCTTGGCAGAATGCCCGCGTCGTCTCCGTCTGGGCGATACGCTCGGCAGCGTAACCCGGCAGGTCGGCTACGGCTTGCTTGACCGCTGCGGTACGCTCGGCTAGGCCCTTGCCTTCGGCGATAGCCGCCTCAAGTGAACCGCGAATCACGTCCTCGGCCGACTGAAGCACGTTGGACGCTAGCCGAAGCTGATTGTTCCGCAGTTCGGCGAGGGCCGGGGCGTTCAACTCGGCCAGCGTCGGCACCGGCCGCGTCGTTTCCTTCGCTCCCCAGTTGTAGCCGAACAAGGCAACCTCGGCCAGCGGCTTGCCGGTAGCATCGGCGAACGTTTCGAGGATGCGGCCGATACCTCCGTCCTCGGACGTAGTAGACAGCTCGATGCGGCCGGATTGGGCAACCTGGGCCGGATCGAGATTGGCAAACAAACTCTGAAACCACTCGATAACCGCTTGGATCAGCCGTCGCTCGGTGTCAGAGATGAACCGAGACACGTCCCGCTTGTTGTCCTTGGAGGCAAGGGCGGCACGAGTGGAACGGGGGTGAGATTCACAGCACCGGCAAGCCGGGGCCGCCAGAACATCACCCCCAAAGGATTTTCCCGCTGCACGATCCTTCAAATCATTTGAACTATTCGACGGTATCGAAGAGTTGCCGTTTTCCGCTGCCGGAATATCCGGCTTTTCTGGAATGGGCGGACCTTGGCCGGGGGTGAACCCGCCGAACCCGCCAAGGAGCGAAGTCTGGGCCTGCGGCAGATTGTCGCCTCCCTTGATCGGCGGCTTGCCGATCTTTTCGCGGGCCTCGTTGACCGTCATAATCGGGCCACCGGCAGCGGCCACAAATGCCGCGATCTTTTCCATCTCGTCGTCGTGATTCGGACTCTCGAAACCAACACACAGCGAATCGTCCCCGAGGGCCTCGCGGAAGTCGGGCATTACCTGATCGTTCAGCGTATCTTCCAACCGCTTCAGGCGGGGGAGAACGCCGAACTTATAGAACTGCGGCTCCGCTTCCTTGGCGTTGGCGAGGGCGGCAGTGTCAAGCGTCAGCAACGCAACCGGCACCGCGAACACGTTACAGATACGGTCACGCATCTGATCGGACGAAACAAGGTAGGAAAGCTCCCGCTGGTACGGGTTGGGCTCCTTCACCTCTACCCGCTCTGAGAGAACCATCGTCCGCCCGGCCTTGTCGGCTCCGCTGAACTTGCGGCGGAAGGTCGTTTCGATCTGCTCCCGCACGCGGTCGGACCAACTGCGGTTCTCCATCGGCATGATGATCTGACCAGGTGCAGAGCCGTTGAGTAGCGTCGCCATGCCGTGCTGGACGATCAAGCGGGCCATGTCTGTTTCAAGTAGGCACTTCTCAATATCTGAGCGTCCCATATACGGGTCATCTTGGAAGTTGGGATTCTTGAAGTGTGCTACGTCTTCGCGGTTGAGAACAATTTCCGTCTCGATAGCCTTGCCGTAGACGTAGCCGCCGATGAACGTTACCCGATCCTTGATGACGCGGGCGGATGCGGGATTGGCGGGCCAGAGCTGCACGGGGTAGCCGTTCGGGCCTTTAATCTTGACCCAATAGGCGTTCCCGGTCAGACACAGATGCCCCTGAGTCTGCTCGACCAACTGAAAGAAGTTCCCACCCGGCCAGCAACGATCCATCATCTTCAGCACGGGATGATTAGGATCGGTGATCTCTTTCAAGCCATCGACGATATCTAGCCGCTTTCTCAACATCGGCCCGGCGTGCTTGCGGATCTGCTCTAGCCGCTTCATCGGGATAGGCTTGCCACCCTTCGACGAATACACACATAGCTTGGTAGACGCGACAGCTTGCGTAATGCGGTCGATGCAAACCGCCGACGTGCCGACGTAACGCGAGAGCAACTCGGCGGCGAGGTACTGCGGCGTTCGGTTGTCGATCTGCGTTTCCCACGGGACGACGTTCGCCTTTACCATCGCCTCGATGGTCGGTGATGCCGCTTCCCGTCCGTATAGTGTGTTCACAGCTTTTCGGACTCGGCCAAATAAGCCCATAGGTATATTCTCGCTGGTGTGTCGTTATTATACGTCACACAAATGAAGCATAGACGGGCCGGTCGATGATGACCCCTCGAGCACGGACGGCAAGGGCCAAGGCACAGACGCAATCGTCGTGCAAGCCCGGAGGGGCCGAGTAGCTAACACCGCTGGCCGAGTACACCGCCTCGAAGGATTCAAGCTCCTCGACGATTCGCCCGGCGGGGTACCGGATCTCCCGGCCTTGCAGGGCTAGCGACAGCCCGCCCATAAGCTCCTTCTTGCTGGGGGCAGTGAAGATGAACCCCTCGACGTTTGGGCACCGGCGTTGCAAGTCGTCCACCACTGGGCGACCAACGCCGGTCGCGTCGATGACGGTCGGGCAATCGGAGATGGTCCTAGCGATGTGGGCAGTCGTATCGGGCCAGGGTCGATTCTGGAACCTATCGAAGTGACACACGGCCCCGGTAGTATCCAGTCCGATGATGACCGTCCAGTCTGATGATTGTGCAAGGTCGATGCCGAACACCACCGGCGGCAGGTCCGAGAGCGTGCTTGTACACCCGTCGATATTGGCCTGCCCGAACGGATTAGCCGATCCCTTGATCGGGATGCCCCGCACTTCCTGATCGAAGATCTCCGACGGCATCATCCGCCGCATCGTCTCGATTTCATCCTTCGGGATAAACGGGTTATCCTCCGTCGTTCCGTTCACGCCCGCCCAATCCGCGTCCCCTTGCTTGCCTAGCAGATAAAGCCGGTAGAACTCGCCCTGCCCCTTGGGCGTTCCTGCCGCCGTCAGTGACCCCCTCCGCTTGGCGAGGGTTGGCATCATGGCACCGAATACCACGTCGTTGAGGTTACGGATCAGACCCGCTTCATCGACAAACGCATCGTCATAGTCTCGACCACGGCCGGGGTCCGGGGTGTCAGCCGACCAGAAGTCCACCACGCCGCCGGTTACAAGCTCGATCCGCCGTTCCTGAACGTTCAGCGTGCGAATCACCGGCTTGAGCGTGCCGGTAACGGTTCGCCATGCCTCACTCAGCAGCTTGTACGTGGGTGCAATCCATGCGGCTGTCCCGCCTTCAAGGGCACAACGCGACACGATCTCTTGCCCGCAGGTGGTCTTCCCCCAGCGTCGTCCGCACATTAGCACGGTGAACCGTTTGCCGGACTCGATGACCGAGAGCTGTCCGGGGTGCGGCTGGGGGAACTCTAGGATGATTGATTCGGAGGGCACTTATCA